CCTATGATTTCTATATACTTATGCAATACAACAGGTGTGCCATGACAATCCCATGTAGCTTCTGCTCCATTTATTTTTAACTCTTTAAATATCTTGACGGCTTCGTCAGGTATATTCATTTTACTCATACAGTCTCCATGCAGTATTATCTGCGGTTGGTTCTATGTTGTTTACTACCATATTCCAAAACTTTTCTTGACGATAAGCTAGGATCTCTTGATAGTCCTGATGTGATGGGATAGCACAATATTCCCATCGTGCATTACCAAACAATACTGATAGATAACAGACATCAAGGTCTGCCATCATTAAGTAATGCTGGATCTGCGCATAGTATCTAGCCCTTACATGCTCTAACTTATTGTAATGGTTAGTGTGCTTACACTCTATGATAGCGTTTTCATGTGGACACCAGCCATCAAAGTGTGCCATTCTAAAATCCACTTTAATATATTCTTGTGGATATGGTTCGGTATGTATACCAGTTTGTTTAGCAAACCAACCAAGATTAAACTCCTCAGTTAGCGTACCTATTTGTACTGGTAACACGTTAGATAAATCTACTCCAGGCTTACGTAATGTTTTCAGCTCCCATAACTCATGTATGGGTGTAACATTTGTACCCATAAGAGCATGTGAATCTGAACCACCAATCCCTTTGTGCCTATCTATATCTATATATTTGACTACACTCATGTTCTATATTTTACCTTGTGTTTGTTCTAATTGCAAAGCCCAAGCTCCTGCATTTTTAAGGTCATGCATAAACCTATGACACTTGGCGTACTCCTCATCAAGATAAGTTAGAAACTCCATTGGCATTGGTAGTCTTGGATATTTGTAAGTAGCACATATATGTAGAGTTACATATGGAAATAATCCAGCAGGATATTTTTTGAGTAACTCCCAATATGTTTTGAGTCCTAGTTCTTCTGGTGCTGAACAACTAAAGGTAGAGCATATAGTCTCAAGCATTATCTGCACATCACTTACTGCACATGGCTTGAGTAAATCCTCGCACTTGGCTACGGCTACAGTAAACTCACTCGTCTTTACTTTTTCTTTCAAGAAATTTACTCGATACATTTGACATATCAAGGATTCGCTTACGTCGTTCTCGAACAAAGGTGGGCGAAGTCTTATCATATGTTGCACGTGTTCGATCTGACTCTGCCCTAAACTCGACTGACCTACGAACCCAAAGCTTAAACATGGATTGCCAACTTCTGGCTGTCCTTCCTTTCGCTGAGTAGTAGTCGATGAACTTATCTCTTTCTCTTTCATAATCTATATCCTGTTGTTGAGTCCAGGCTATCACATCATCTGATGCTTCAAAGTCTTCTGGACATTGTGATTCTAATTCCTTGAGGTCTAACTCTAACTCTAGTGCATTGCACCAGGCTAATAGATTCATACCATTAGGACATTTTTGCATGCGCTCCCAGTTACCTACTGAACTGTCAGCTACACCAATCATCTGCGATACTGTCATAGTATCTACTCCGTATTTTTTTCTCTTGGCTATAAGAGTGAACACCAATTCCTTGTACGTCATATTGTAATAATAAAATACCAAGCTATACCTAGTACTACAAATGTAATGTACCAACCTATATTATCTTTCATCTTCTGTATCCCTCAAAAATTGTTCTTCATCATTAACACATTCAGCAGCTTGTATGATAATTGCAGCATCAATATCTTTGTATACTTTAATATCATTATCTGCACACCAGTTACGAAACTCTGCAACTGATTGAGATACTTCAAGGTCTGCAACTTTATTCATTAACTTTTCTTTATTCATTTTTACCTCCCCAGTAATGATAGACTGTATACCTCATACCATCTTTATTAGTTACCCATTCACTAGCAATAGAGTAACCTTTATTTCTTAACTTCCAAATAATATCTGACAACCTGGTTGCTCTATACTTTTCTATCGCTTCCCAACTAGTAATCTTCTTACGTTTTAGTAAATGTTTTTTAACTAACTCAAACTTATTTACTTTGCGTATTGCACCTGTGCCTTTCATATAACCTCCTATCCTTTTATTAATGAATCAAGGTTCATGCTTTCCATAACCAATGCATACCTATCTGGTTCATGTTTTAGTTTTGCTTCTAGCATATTAGTAAAAGCATTTAAGAAACTAGCAGCATCTTTATCAGAGATATTGTTTACAACTTTAGCAAGACAATGGTCATGGTTGTGCTTGTGTAATCTGCGTTGTTGTATAGTATAGTCCATCATAAACTCAACAATATTTTCTAGCTCAACAAGCTTATTCCATTTGCCACCCCACATAGCTTTCTCTTTTTCCCACAACTCTTTATACTTAGCTTTGTCTTTTTCTAATATTTCTATTTCATCTATTAATTTACCAACGTCATTAGCATTTACTTTCATAGTAATATCCTCATAGTTAATTATTCATAGCCTTGCCAAAACAGAAAATCAATTAGTATATCTAGTAAACCTAGTATTACTAATACAATTATGATTGGCAAAAGCACCCACGTTAAAATAAATTTTAACCCTTTACAAAAATCATCTAGCATTTTGTTCCCACTCATATTCAGTTGCTACCATAGCAATAGCATTTAAGTGTTTTTGTTTTTCTTTATCAGACATTTTAGATAGCAAATCTGCATTGACACTAACATTAACCTCAAGCAATGTGTTTAGTGTATGTAATGTACTCTGATATCTACCTTCCCAATAGTCAGGTCTATCTTCAAACTTCTTTAGATATTCTGTCATCGTAATCTACCTCTATGTTGTGTTTAATTTTAGCTATCAATCCTCCTAATTTTTTTGAGGATTCATAGCACTCAGTCATCAGTCTGATGTACTCTTGATCGTACTCCGTTACATTACTTTCATTTAGATTTTCCATAAACTTTGCAGCAGTCTCTGTGTTGGTACTGATAAGTTGTACTAACCAGACTTGTTCTTCCATTGTTAAACATAATTCACCCATTGCGTTCTCCCATGCGTAGTGATGTCATATACTTCTCAGCCATTTGCATAGCTGTTTGATGTACAACCTCAGTAAATGTTGTTGGCCTAATATAATCAGGCTTAACTGTTTTCATTAACCTATCACGATATTTATAATAGGCTTCTTGTTTACGATCCTTATATCTACGTTGCCATGCTTCCATTAATCTTTTTCCTCCCAATAATTTTGTAATACAAATTTACTACCATGATTTCTAATGTACTCTTTAAATATTTCTGACTCTACCTCAGTCATCATGATATTAATTGTTAGTACATGTTCATCAGTACGATGAATAATTTCCATATCATCTGTATGATTAGCAGATAATAATCTTGGAGCTGAATCTATAAACTCATGTATACTCCAGGCTATATCTTCTGCTTCTCTTTGTTCTTGATTAAACTCTGCTTCTTGCTGATCTTGATTATCCATGTATGTATCTAAATCTTCTTCTGGTGTACCTCTACCCATTGTTATACTCCTTAAGCTAACTAGCTTATCTGGTTTGTTTAGTATTACCTTACCCATATTAACTCCATGCGTTTGCTATGTTGTTAAATGTATCACCTGTGAAATGTATATCTCTTTCTATACCAAGATAAAAACCCACATCTAGTTCTTGTAACTCATTGACATCTACATATCCATACTCACCATCAGATATTTTGGCCCAACCATATGCTCTACCATTGTCATCCATACTGAATAGAAACCATGTGCCTGCACCAACTGGGTTGAATAACTTAACGACTGCTTGACGTTCAGCAATAGAAAAAGAATCATCTCCTCTTTCATCTGCTTCATCCATCATGGCTTGATTAGCTTTGAGCTTACGCTCTATTTCTTTTGTGATTAACTGCATGACTACACCTCTTTAGTTATGCTCTGACTGCCATGACATACAACAGTATGAGAGCGATTAATAATAATATTTGGTCCATCTATACCTCCGTAAAAAAAATGTAGGGTACAATCTGGTGGACTCCAGTAGTTTAAAGACATTCTGCATTATCTCTGTCCCAAATAATATCTTGTACTATTGGTAATGCTAGTCTCCCTACACCTATACCTAAATGGCGGTACTAGCGGACAACTCTACGCAGACTCCTACCCAGAATACAATGTACCTGGACTAGTACCTATACCTAGTGGGATTCAAACCCACGCTCGGTAATTCTATGCTTTTTTATTTTAGAGAAAGCTAACTCTACCCTAATAAAACTGTTCTAATAAGTGTATACCATCTGTTCTATGATTGCAATACTTTATTTTAAATTAATGCAGTTTTTACTTACTGGAACTGCGTAACCAGTATATTAATTAGGTTGCCTTTTTTATCGAGAAGGCTAACTCGTAGAAACTAACTTATGTTAGCTCGTTGTTTAGTAACAACTGAACCTCGAGGTTTAGCTGGAGTATTATCTTTGTATATCCAGCTCATGTCAGGTTTCATGTTGATTTTCTCAGGGTGTGAATAACCTAACTCGTCGTATACTTTCTGAACTAATTCGATTCGTAAAGTATGTTCTGATTGAGTTAGTTTGAAGTTTTCAAGTACCTGATTTTCTTCCTCGATGTCGTAGTTGTTAGCTACTTCTGATTGTGGCATTGACTCAAAGTCATGATAGCCTTTGGCTTGAGCAAACTCATTGAGTTTGGTTAGCTTACGTTCTATCTGAATCTGACATCTGTGCCATTTGACTGTGTACATACGAACTAAATCGTTTGCTGTTTCACGCATTGGCTCGTAATCACTTCTGTCATCTGCCTTCTCAGGTTGTGTCATCAATGTTGTAATTGCTTGTTTGAATGTATCTTTCTTGCTCATAATAGTCTCCTATATAATTGTATTTAAGTTAAACTGCGGTGAACGCAAAGCGATCAATCGGAGAACGTCGTACTTGCGCAGCAAGTCGGAACGTAGAGGAGAAAGTCCGCAGGACTTTACAAGTGAAACGATTGATGTATTCTCCGCGAAAGTTTAACTTAAATTACTAATTACTATGGGGACTATTGGCGAGCAAGATGATACAAGAGTGCAATTACAACTATTGATACAACAACTCTCTCAGCTTTTCTCAGCAGATTCCAGAACGAGCCAATGTAAAAATAGCATTTCGGTTGTAATGTAATCAACAAGTTACGTTGGGTGGCTTGACAGATAGAACGGTAGTGTTACTCTATAGAACTGCAACAACCGAAATTCTTTTAAGGAGTACACAAGCTATGGCCAAACTCAGCAACGTTAACGCTATATTACCGAAGAAACAGCCTTCGCTAAACAGCAGACAAAAGACACTAGTAGATACATTAGTTAGTACAGGGTGTTCTGTGGGCGAGGCGGCAAAGCTCGCAGGATTCAAGGAAAGTAGTGCTGATGTGCAAGGCTATCAAACTCTGAAGAAACCTCATGTAGCCGAGTATATGTATCAACAGATACAGGAATCCTTTGGCATCAACAGTCTCAAGGCACAGAGTACGTTGACTAAGCTCGCACAGAACGCCAAGTCAGAGTATGTTCAGATGGAATCAGCGAAGGATATACTTGACCGAGCGGGATTCAAAGCACCAGACAAACACCAACATCAGATTGTAGGAGACTTCAAGGTACATATAGATTTAGGTTAGCTCGGCCTACAGAACTGTTCACGCTGAGAGGGACTGTGATTGGTAGGGGGGTTTAAAAATTGGATACTACTACTTACAAGAGGTAGTATACACGCATTATTTTTCCCCAGAACTCGATGTTGATTTTATTTTTTTTTTCGTTATAGTTGATGCATGGGTCCACAAGAAGCATATTTAAAGAGGATAGCGAAAGATCCGTTCCTCAAATACTTTAAGCCAATATCAGGGCCTAGTGGCGCAATGGGTTATGCTAGAAGAATAGCAGCACCGCCAGGTGGTAGGATTAATGATCCAGGTGTAACCAGAGAAGCAGCCGATATCTTTAAACAAAAGACAGGCAAGGCCTATGGAGGCACTCTCTTGCCAGTAGCACAAGATAGTACGTACAAGTCATCTTCGTTTGGTAAGGCTGATAGAGCAAAGGCCGTAGCTGATGCCAAAGAGTTTAGAAGGACTGCATCACAAAAAACTTTGTTTGGCGGTGATGTTAAGACTTTGTTTCCATCTCAGCGTAGAGACTTAACCAGGCGCAGGATGGCAAAAAAACAAGTAGAGAAAACCAAAAAGACCTTAGGTAAATAGATGAGTACCGCAACCAAACGCAATCCTGCTAAATGGGCCGCAGCAAAGGCCAGAGCCAAAGCGAAGATGGGTGGTAAACACTCGGCACGTGCGATGCAGTTAGCTGTTAAGTATTACAAGTCCTCAGGTGGTACATACTCAGGTGCAAAAAAATCTAGCAACAAGTTATCTAAATGGTCTAAGCAGGACTGGGGTACGAAGTCAGGTAAGAAATCAAGTGAGACTGGGGAACGCTATCTACCAAAGAAAGCTATTGCCAGACTATCAGCAAAAGAATATGCTAAGACTACGGCTAAGAAGAGAGCAGATACGGCCAAAGGTAAGCAGTTTAGTAGTCAGCCAAAAGACATTGCAAGTAAAACCAAAAAATATAGGAGTACATAATGGCACAAGAACCAACTAGAAAAAGAAAGA